ATAGTGTGAATGTTTCATTACCATTACTTGGGTTCAGTACTAATCAATCCGCTAAAGATTTTCACATCATACCAATATATGCGTTCAACTCAACAAACTTAACAACAAAAGCTGTTGTTAAGAGTTTAAGTAATACGGTATTTTTACCTTACTCCCAAAGATATGGTAGTACCTTTAATTTAGTAGTAGATTCCGATATTGGTGATATACATAATTCAACTTTCACAACCTTAATAACAATTAAAAATAGAGGTTTAATCTCTACATTTACATCAATCGATGGTTTAACTGTTAATAATGACTCTAGGATAACCAATACCATTAATTTAATCTATGGTGTTGTTAATAATTACGGTATTATTGCCAACTCAAAAATCGGTGGTGGTGCGAATGATAATATCAATGACTTCAATAACTTTACAGTTAGTGATAATTCAAAAATCATAAATTCAGTAATAGGTGGTTCTAGGATTGATTCATTAATATTTAATGATTTTCAGTGTAATAACTCCATAATAATAAATAGGGTAACTGGTTATTCAACAATATCTGGTAAGTGGTATTTAACAATGTATAAAAATTTTGGTGAGGTTTACGGTTCTGAGCTTAGGTTAAACACTTTTTCTAATCAAAAACCTAGTAAAGGGTTTTGGGGTCATATTTATGATTTTAATAGAGATTATAATGATACGCAAGTAAATAATTTTAATTTAAATAAAACACTAGTTACCGAATTAATTGATGGGAATTTAGTTAGAACTATAGAAATATTAACAACAGCATCTTAAATAATAACAAATAAAAATAATTAAAATAATTAAAAATATGAGTAAAATAATTGAATTTCAGAAAAATAATGGTTTATCTGATGATGGTATTATAGGTAAAAAGACATTAAATATGATTAGATTGAAATTAAAAATACAATCAGATGAGGAGTTAGCTAATTTTATGGGACAGATTTCCCATGAGACTGGTAATTTTAGGGCTGATACTGAAAATTTAAATTATTCAGCTAATGGTTTGATGAAAATATTTAAAAAATATTTCACGTTGAGTATAGTTGGTAAGTACACAAGGAACCCTGAAAAGATAGGTTCTAGAGTATACGCTAATAGAATGGGTAATGGTGATGAAGCTTCTAAGGAAGGGTTTATTTTCCGTGGGAGAGGTAGTTTACAACTTACTGGTAAAAATAATTATAAATTATTTTCAGATTTTATTGGTGAGGATTGTGTTAAGAACCCAGAATTAGTAGCAACTAAATATTATTTTGAGAGTGCTAAATTTTATTTTGATACTAATAAACTATGGAGTATAGCTAAAAAAGTTGATGTCAAATCTATAACTAGTTTATCCAAAGCTATAAATTTAGGTAATAGGAATAGTAGGGCGACTCCAAATGGGTTAGAGGATAGGATAGATAAGACTAACGAATTTTATAAAATATTAAAAAAATAATGGATTTTCATATTAATAAAAACGCCACCCTACCAATTCTTAAGCTGGAGTTAATAAAAGATGGTAGGAATGACTATAGTAAATTTCACGATATGATTCAAAATTCAGACATAACTTTCTGTATGACAGATTTAGATACTGGTATTAGAAAAATTGGTAATAAGAATGGTATTTGCATCTTAAAAGAAGTTGGTGAGGATTCTACAATTGAAGAATATTATATTGGTTATAAATTTACTAGTAAAGACACTAAAAAAAGTGGCACTTTTATTGGTGAGTTCACAATTAACTTCGTAGATGACGCAATTGGACCATCTGGGTTATTAATTGTACCTATCAGAGATGAGTTGAGAATCCACATTTTAGAGGGTTCTATAAGAAAATAAACGGGGTTAACCCCGTTTATTTTTTTAAACCATTTTATTTTATTTAAAATTAGTATATTTGTAGAATTATTAATTAATTTTAAATTAAATGAATAAAACACAAATTAGTAGTGAGGATATTGAAAATTACCTACAAGGTAATGACCCTCAAAAATACATAGTATCCGTTGAAGCACCTTATTATCAAAATGTAGCTTCTTTGGTCATAAACGACCCAGAGTTAGGTAAATATATTGAACGAGTAACATATAAGCCATTTGTTTGGATGAGTCATGATATGTCTAAAATTATGTTCAATGGTAATCGTACTAAGATAGCTCAGGCTATGAAAGATTATTCCGTAACTATTTCAGATTTAACAATTAAAGATGGTAATGGTTTTATACCTAGTAGGATGGATAATGGTTATAAATACATTGTCAAAACTACATTATCTTATACTAACCTATTAAACTTCTTTAAAAGTGGTGGTGTTGATATTTACAGTGAGGAACATAGGAAATACTTCATGTACATATCACCAACCGAGCAATTTTTAATTCAGACTGGTAAGCGTTTATTTAAAGGTTTTGGTGATTACAATGATTTACATAGGTTACAATTTGACCTTGAAACCACTGGTTTAAAGCCTAGTACCAGTTCTATATTCCAAATAGGGATTAAAGATAATCGTGGTTATGAAAGGGTTTTAGAGGTTAAAGGTAATGACGAGTTCGAATTAAGAGAAAGCGAGAGGTTATTAATATTTGAATTTTTTAATATTGTAGATGAATTAAAACCAGATGTTATATCAGGTTATAACTCTGAAAATTTTGATTGGGATTTCTTTTTTGTTAGGTGTGAAAAATTGGGGATATCCATTACTGAGGCTTCAACTACTTTAAATGATTCTAAGATTGTTAGAAAAGCAGCTAGAGTTAAATATGGTGGTGATACTGAGGATTACGAACAGACTTATATGTGGGGTTATAATATTATTGATATTATGCATTCCGTTAGAAGGGCAATGGCTATTAATTCAGATATAAAAGAGTATGGTTTAAAATATATTACTAAATTCTCTAAGATTGCTAAACCAAATAGGGTTTATGTCCCTGGTAATAAAATCCATAGTACTTGGGCTGACACCACAAATAATTATTACTTTAATGATGATAATGGTGATTGGTTTATAGAGGATAGTGAAAACGCTAGAAATGTAGAAAAAATTAATGGTGAGTACCATAGTTATGTGAAAGTTTCTGGTTCATTTATTGTACATCGTTATTTATTAGATGACCTTTGGGAAACTGAGAAAATTGATGAGCGTTTTAATCAAGCTACATTTTTATTAGGTAAGATTATACCAACTTCGTACATGCGTAGTTCAACTATGGGTACCGCTGGTATTTGGAAATTAATTATGATGGGTTGGTCCTATGAGAATGGTTTAGGTATACCACAGTTACAATCGCAAGAAACTTTTGTCGGTGGTTTATCTCGATTATTAGAGGTTGGATACGCTGTGAATGTTGGTAAGTTAGATTATGCGGCTCTATACCCTAATATTGAGTTAACGTGGGATATATTCCCAGATATTGACATTAGTGGGGTTATGAAAGGTATGTTACTATATATAGCTGAAACTCGTGATGTTTATAAAGCTATTAAAGGTGAGCATAATGTTAAAGCTAGTAAGTTAAAAGATAAGTTTAGTTTATTGGATGAATTAAGCGAGGAATACATCAAACTTAAAAAAGAATATGACATCGAGAAAGGTCTAGAAGATAAATTTGATAAAAAACAGTTACCACTTAAGATTTTAGCTAACTCATTCTTTGGTTCATTTGGGGCACCTCACTTATTTCCATGGGGTGATATTGATTGTGCTGAAGAGACGACATGTAGAGGTCGTCAATATTTAAGATTAATGGTTAGTCATTTCCATGAAGGTTATAATTTTAGACCTTTGGTTGGTGATTCAGTTACATTTGACACCCCAATATATGTTAAGTGGAAAAACGATAATAAGTTAGATATATTACCAATATCAGATGTTTTTAATGTAAACTCAGACGTATTTGATGAGACTGGTTTAAGAGATTTAGAAGTAAAACCTTATGAGGTTCTAACTGTCAATGGTTGGCGGGAAATAAATTATGTTTATAGACATAAAACTAATAAAAAAATTCATAGAGTATCTACTAAAGATAGGTTAGTTTGTGTAACGGAAGACCATTCGTTATTCCAGAATGGTATACAAGTGAAGCCATCTGATTTAAAAAGAGGTGATTTATTAGATGTTCATAAGATACCAAATTTGGGGGATTTTCATAACGCTGAAATTATTGATGACGACTTGTATTTTTTATACGGTTACTTCCTAGGTGGTGGGTCGTATGAGAATGATACTTTTAACATTTCTGGTGGTAGTTTAAGTGATTTAGAGCGATTGCAAAAGATAATTTCCATAAAATTTTTAATAGATTATAAATTAATAGACCTTAGGGGAACTAATGGTGTTTATAGTTTAACTTATAATAGTGTTGAATTAGTAAAGATATTCGGTAGTGAGTTTTATACATCATATGGTGATAAAAAAATACCATGTTTTATCTTAAATACCAATGATAGTAATAAATTATCATTCTTAAACGGTTTTTCATCATATGATAATTATGTTGATGAATTAGAAACCTCATCATTTTTAGGTCTTAAATCTCAAGTTGCTATGTCTGGAATAGCTTATTTAATGGATAATTTAAATCTAAATAAGGAAATAATTTCCAAAAAAGGTGATAATGAGTTAATGACATTTAGGGTTGAAAGTATAAATGATGTTAACCCTGAATTAATTAATAAGATGAAAAGTAATGAGGTTTGGTTAAATGAGGTTATCATGAATGGGTGTCCAAATGGGTATGTTTACGACATATCAACACAAGATGGGACCTTTATAGGTGGTATAGGTGGTATTGACCTTAAAAATACAGATGGTTTTAACTTCGCAATACCAGATAGTGTTGAAGATATACAATATTACGTTAAAGGTAATCATAGATTAACGGAATATAATAAAGGTAAAACTTTAACTGGTTTAAATGCTGTTGTTGCTGAGTTTAATGAGGTTTACATGATTGGTAGGATGGGATTAGATATTGATGATATCTGTAATTCAACTATAAACTTTTCTAGGAAGAATTACGCTAATGATATTGGTGGTAAGATTAAATTAGTTGGTAACACAATTAAATCTAAAAAAATGCCAACTTATATTGAAGAGTTTTTAGGTAAGGGTTGTAAGTTATTATTAGAGGGGAATGGTAAAGATTTCATTACCTTATATCAAGATACGGTGGATAACATTGTTAATTATGATATTCCTTTAGTTAAAATAGCTTCAAAAGCTAAAGTTAAGATTAGTAAAGAAACTTATGCTAAGAAAATGAAAACTAAAAATAAGGCTGGTAATATGGCAGCTAAACAAGCTCACATGGAGTTAATGGTTGCACATGACTTAGAATTGAATTTAGGTGATGTTATTTATTACGTTAATACTGGAACTTTAAAATCGCATGGTGATATTAAAACCATCAAAGAAGCGAATGGTAGTACTAGAGTTGAGATGATGTGTAAGTTGATTTCAGCTGAGGAAATTGAGCGTAATCCAGATTTAACGACTGATGGTTATAACGCCCCAAAATATTTAGCTGCTTTTAATAAGAGGATTAACCCGTTGTTAGTTTGTTTTGAACCAGAGGTTAGGAAATTGTTAATTATGGATTTAGTTAAAAATACTAAAACTAAAGAGATGGAATTAACTGAGAAGAATTACTTTACCGATGAGCAATGTGTTTTAATATCTGGTAAACCATTTTTAGATAGTGACCAAGATACTTACACTGATTTGATGATTATGGAAGATAAAGAGATAGTTTTTTGGTTAAGGGTGGATAAGATACCTAATAACATGTTGGAAACTGAGTGGGTGGAAACTGTAGCTGATTACCATGAAAGAATGCGATTGGCTAGGTTAGATGGTATTGAAAGAGACGTTAAATTATTCCCTAAAGTAGTTAGAAGACTTGAATACCATGAATTAGAAGAAATTAGAGGTAAAGGTGTTTTACCTAAAGATTTAGACTTCATCACACTTGAACCAGTTATATTAGATGGTGAGGTAAGTGAGATTAACGTACACTCTAAAAAATGGGGGGTGATTATAGGTAAATTTGACGATATATTCTCTTATGAAACACTAGCTAAAGAAAGAAGTGAGTTTTACGAAGATAGAGCTGAAGCCAAAGGTTTAGAACTTAATATTAGTAAAATAAAGATAATGGATTATTATGAGTGGTTATTCGATAAATTAGCTATAGTCACCACTTACGCTAAATTAAAAAGGAATAGGACTTTAAATTTAGTTGAGTACCTAAATAATGTTGAGAATCAATTTTTTAATAACATTAAAAAAGAGCAGCCTAAATTATTTGTTGGTGATACTTTAGAAATTTTAGAAATTAAAGATGATGTTTTACCTAGTGATGATTATGAGTTTAGTATTTTTTAAATAATAATAATAATAAAAAAGAGGCTAACGCCTCTTTTTTTATTTTACGCTAAACCCTAAAGGGCGAAAACGTAAGTGTCTATTTAAATTTTCAGCTTCATTAGCAGCTCTCTCTATTTGTTTTTCAGTACTTAGGCGACCTAATCTTTCGTCAAGACGTTCCATTATACTTTTTTTCTCTTCATTACCTTCACTTAAAAGACTTTCCCAATCCATGGTTCTTTCAGCTTCTTTTAATCCAACTACACCACCAAATTTACCTCTAGTTCTACCTAAAGTTATCTTTGCTTCGGCTATGAATAATTGTCTAATTAATATTTTAGTAGGTGAATTAAATTTAGCGTAATCTAATTCTTCTAAAGGAACTTCATTTGGTAATGTAATAATATCAGAATTAGCTCTTCTACACTCGTCTAAATTTTCAGGTGTTGTTTCATAATAATGATACCACACTTTACAACCAACCATACCAATGGATGTACCACCAACAGACCTAGCGCCACCAGCGAAACTTAGTCTTGAGCCTGGTGTACTTATAAGATGTAATAATCTAGTACCATCTGGACCAGCTGTTAATTTGTAAACCAATTCACTTCTTAGAATCCTATTTTTTAAATTAAAATCAGCAGCGGTTAATAGAATATCGAAAGCTGGTGCGATGTGAAATCCACCCATACCAGCACCACCAGCACCAGCTCCCATTTGAGCGTTACCACCACCAAAGCCAGTGTCTAGACCACCATGGTTAGCGAATAAAGCTCTATCAATAGTTGATGGTGTCATCCATAGAACCTCATTAACTTCCCTTCCAGCTGGTATTTGGTATACTTGTCTACCAGCTTCAATGTCAATAAAATCTTTTTTCAGTTCCCAAGGACCTCTAGCTTGTAGACCTACTTGTTTAGAATAAGCATAACTAAATTGAGTCATGTAATCAAAATTTCTAGTACTTAATGCGAATGATAAATCTAAAGAGCTAATACTTTGACCTAATAGTGATTGCCATTGGTGTTCTATTAACCATTCTTGTACGTATTGACTATAATTTTCTATCGATATTTCCAATAAAGTTTCTAACATCTCTTCAGTTAATTCAATCTTTCTAATTGGGGCCCCTAGTGAGTGTTTAAGTTGTCTAAAAATTTTCTCTTTTTCTTTTCTTTCTACTGACATAATATCTTTTAATATAAATATAAAATTATTATGTAAACTAATTATTACTCAATAATTTATTTATAATTGAAAAAGCTTGGTCTATTGTTTTAAAGCTAGTTTCAGGTACCAATATTAATTTATCAACCATTAATATTGGTACATAATCTAGTTTAACACTTTTACCTAAAAATTCCACTTCATCTTTATTTTTAACATCATCTATATCATAATCTATAAACTCAATACCATCGTTTATTAATAAATTTTTTATCTTGTCACAATAAGAGCAAGATTTAACACTAAACACTTTAACTCTCATCATCAACCCCTTCTATTAACACTTCCATGAACTCATTTATAATATCATCATCATTAAACGCAACATTACCCATAATTGTATTTATTATTTTAGTTTTATTTTTAATTGTATACCACATTCTAGTTGATACGGTATCAGCGAATAATTGATAGTATACCGATACATTATTTGTTTGTCCAATTCTATACGCTCTATCTTCGGCTTGTTCGTTGTTTCCTGGTACCCAATCGAATGAGTTAAAGATAACAACACTACCAGCGGTTAGAGTTATCCCAACACCAGCTGATTTTATATTACCAATAAACACATTTATTTTAGGGTTATCTTGGAAACTATCGATTGAGTTTTGTTTACCCTTAGCATTCATAGGGCCATTATGTACAACACATTCTTTTCCGAACTTATCAGCTAATTCCATCAACTCATCTGTGAATGTTGTGAATATGATAACCTTTTGACCTTGGTCTATCGCATTTTTAGCTAATTCAATTGTTTGGGGAATTGCTTCCATTGCTATGAATTTCCTAAGTAGGATTAATTCAACCATGTCTTTCTCCACCTTACCTCGTTTTTTAGCTATTTTCCTCTCTTCTAAGTACTCTTCCCACAAATTATTGTATTCAGCCAGCCCATTCTTATCTAGTTGGTGAAATAGGGTTGTAATCGTTTTATCGGGCATATCTAAAACATCATTTTTTTTCCTCATTAAAATAAGGTTTCTAGTTCTAACTGATAATTCCTCTAAATTAGAAGCTCCATTAGTAATCCAAATTTTCTTATTTTTACCACCGTATTTATTCCCTTGGAAAATTTGTTTACCTTCACAATATCTCTTAACAAAAAACATCCAATTATCAGCGATTGGTGCTTTAATTAGTTTTAATAAATTAAAATAATCCATTGGTCTATTAGCTATTGGGGTTCCAGATAATAACCACACTTTCTTAACATTATGGTTAACACATAAATCAACCATAATCTCACCTCTAATTGATTTATGGTTCTTTAAATTGTGGGCCTCATCGATTATGACTAAATCAAAATGTGAATTTACCAAATGTCTATGGAAAACAGCTGTGGGGTCCTCCTCTTTACTAATTTTTTTCTCACCCAATGTATGGAAATTCTTTAAAATATCGTAGTTTATAATTGTGAATTTACTAGAATCCCATTTCCTACCACTAACAATGGCGGTTTCATCACAAAAACAATTAATTTCCCTCTCCCAATTAATTTTAACTGACGATGGACAAACTATTAATATTTTTTTAGCTCCACTCTCTAAAGCTGAAACTACTGACATATATGTGTTATGCGTTACAATAGCATGGTTTAATGTGAATAATGAATCCTCAGCATCAACTTTAATACAAGTACTATCACCACCACCAATAGATTCAATATTCTTAATGTACCTACCCACCTTATGTTTTTTAGATGTATTATACTCATCCGATTTCATTTTAAATCTAAATGGGTTCATATCTTCTGGTAATTTAATATTCAACCTATAAGCTAGTTTACATAATACTTTAGTCCCATCTTCTTTTTTATATGACCCAATTTTACTACTTTTCTTAACAATACCACCCAAACTATGAACAATTTCAGCAATGTCATCAACTAATTGTTCTGACACACTGCAATATTTAACACCACTAAAATTACCATTCTTAGATTTCACACAATGACCATCAATATCCATAAGACCTTGTAGGGTTGATAACCTATCTTCTATATTAGAGTATTTAAACACATCTGGGATGAATTTAGTGTGTGATAACGTAACATCACCATAACCTAGAGATACCCCTAATAAATAAGGTTCGATTGGTAATGAATATTCATTTTCAAATTCGATTGGTTTAACAATCGGAATTTGCCATTTAGAATCACCATTTTTTACCTTATAATAGGTTTTAAATTTATATGGTCGTTTTTCATTCAACCCAAAACCCTTCTGTTCTAATTCTAAATTCTCATCTAACATTTGTTCAATGGTTAGATTAGCATATCTAACACTACCATTACGAGATGTTACCGTCCACATATGTTCTTTACAACAAGTAGTAGAATAACCATCATTAAATGTTACTTTAAAAATTTCTTTTTTAGGTTGTGGGTGAACTTCAAGAACTTTAGTTTTCTTACCGTCAGAACCTATTACATAATCACCAACTTTTAACTCACCCATTTTAACTTTCCCTGTAGGTGTATACACTAATTCTGAGGTACTTACACATTTCCCTAACCCCATATCATCAGCTAAAACACAACCATCTCTAGATAATAAAAACTTAATACCTTCTTTTTGATGTTCGTAAGGTGTTCTACTTTTAGTATCTAATTCTACGTATTTATCGAAATCCACATCAATATCAACTGATTCAAAATATGGGTCATCAATAACCATAGTTTTAGGTAACCAATACATCTTAGAATTTTCTTGATTCCTAGTTAATTTACCATAAACATGATAAGCTTTTTCGGTGTCGGCTAACATAAATTCAACCAATATTTTAGTTGGAAGGAAGCTTAATTCCAAATCTTTTTGTAGTTGTTGACCTAGGAAAGTTGAGAATTCAATAATCCTATTAATTAACAATGGTTCTTTATCATGAAAGTTAGTTATGTAATCAACTTGCTTTTCAGTTAAACTTATTTTATTATTTTTAACTAGTTGACCCTTTAGTTTCCTTAGATAAGGGTTTTTACCAGAATACTCCTCTAGTATCACTAAAGCTGAACGACTTTTAAGGAAATTTATATCAATCAATTGTAAAATTTTAATTTTATATTATAATTATTAAAATATAAGCATTTTTTTTGAATAAGTAAATTTTTATACTATTTATATTAAAAAGAATATGGATAAGAAGAAAATACCTATTAATAGAAATAATAAATTTTTTTCACAAGAAGATTTTAATTTAGAAATCTCTATGGGTCGTGAGTCTATTGAGGGTGATGGTAATTTTACTGTAATACTTTATAGAGTTGATATTGAGAATACGCAAAGTGATGATATTTATAATGAAGCGTCTAAGAATAATATTAATTTTTACCCACCACAAGAATTATACGTACAACCAATATTAGGGGAATCCGAAAATAAAACTTACACTAATCAAGGTAGTGGTAGGTATTTACAAGATGGTGTTCTATCTTTTGGTATATATGTCGCACAACTAGAAGAATTAGATATTGATATAAGTTATGGTGATTACATTGGTTATGCTGTTAGCGAGACAAATATAAGGTATTATTCAGTATCTAATGATGGGCGTAAAAATTATGATAATGGTCACACTATCATGGGTTATAAGGGTTACTATAGAACAATAACCGCATCACCTATTGATGAGGATGAATTTAACGGATTTTAATTATGGGATTACCTAATGGTTTTAAAAAAAATATTAAAATATCACCACAGAAAGTTGGACCTGAAAGGAGACAAGAGATTTTAAGTGATATAGCTAATAAAGGTACTTATTTACCAGAAGGTATTAACTATGAGGATATGGATGAGGCTTTCGTTAAGTACATTAAGGATGAATTTAATGTAACCGTTAATGGTGAGGAAGTTCCAGTTTTATTCTTAACAATACAAAGATGGGCTGAGTTTAGTAAGACTTGGAAATTTACCGATTCTAATAAAGACATTAAGTTACCATTTATTAGTATAGTTAGAAAACCAAATATTCAAGTGGGTACCAATCAAGTTGGTTTCTACAACATACCAGGTCGAAGAACCTACACATATGTTAAAGTACCAACTTTTAAAGGTGGGAGAAATGGTATGGATGTGTATAAGATACCACAACCAACCTCAGTAGATGTTGGTTATGAGGTTAGGTTATTCTGTAATAGAATGTCAGATTTAAATATATTAAACTCTAAGATGCACTTAAAATATCAATCTATACAACATTATATAAATATAAAAGGCCACCCAATACCAACCGTTTTGGAAGAAGTGGGTGATGAAAGTCCAATTGAAGATTTTGAGAATAGGCGTTTTTACGTTCAGTTATTTGAAATACTAATGATGGGTTATATTTTAAATGAGGATGATTATGAGGTTGTACCAGCATTTAATAGAGCCGTATTACTAAATGAATTAGTTGAAGGTAGAGTGTTACCTAGATTTAAAACTAGTAAGGATGGAGCGTCTACTGTTTACGAGTTTATATTTAAATGTGAGACAATAAATGATTTTAATTTTACTGCAACGCAAAATATTGATTTTTATGCTGTAACTGACGCTAAGAATATTGATTGTATCGATTATTACGTTAATAACGTTAAACTTGATTTACCATTTTCAATTGTTAGTGGTGATTCTGTGTATATAGTTATAGAAAGAGATTCAAATAATGAAAGTAAATTTAAATTAATTGGTACTAATGAATAAAATTTTTATTATTGATAATTGTAACTTACCAGCACCAACGGATATTTGCCCAATAAAAGCGAATAGTATAACCGCATGTGATAGTGATAATAGTATATTATTAACTAGCGGTGCTACTATATTCAATAAAACAATTATAATTGAAGACATAACAATAAACGGTAGTTTAAATACCGATATAATACCTAAAATTAATGACACGTTAGAGTTAGGTAGCCCAATAAAAAGATTTAGAGGTATAAACACATATAGTGGTACTACCACAATATGGAATGTAAATGAGGTTGTTAACACACCAGAAGTAAATTTAGGTGTGGACTCGTTAGGTATTTCTAGGGTTTTGAACGCTAATAACTCAATATTAGAAAACGATTATTTAATTGGTGGTACTTATTAATAATGATAATATATTTATATAAAAATAGAATAAATGGGAATTAGAAACGCTAAATTAATTATTAAAAATAGTGATATCGTAAATAGACCTTTACCATCAACATTATTAGCTGGTGAGGCTATTGTAAACACTGCCGAAGGTATAATGTACTTATCAGGTGTGACGACATCTACGAATAATTGGACACCAGCTGGTGTTGGTCCTAACGCCAATTTCTTTGAGGTAGGTTCCAACCTTTATGACTTACAACTTAGAAATAAGATAACTAAATATGAAGGTGTTAGTGGTAGTGGTTTAGTAGATAAAATCTTAATTGGTACTGCTAATGGTTTTGTTCTAAATGATATATCAAACATTGGTGATTTAATTGATTCATATATAAGTGGTGGTACTTTTAGTAATACAACAAAGATATTAACCTTAACATCTAATTTAGGGAAACCAGATGTTAATATTGGTGGGTTTGTAGATACTTTCACAACTGGTAGTACCCTAGTTGGTAATCAATTATCATTTGATACCAATACCACTTTAAGTGCTTACACAGTTGATTTATCCAACTTAGCAACAGTTGATACATATGTAACTAGTTTAACTTACAATAACAGTTTACTAACCTTAAATCAAAATCAAGGGCAAACACCTTTAAATATAGTAATTGACTCTGTGTCGGGTTTAACCGTTGGGAATTTAGTTAATGGTAGAGTTGTTTATGTTGGTGCGTCAGGTAATTTAGTTGATGAAGCTGGTTTTGAATATAACCCAAATACCAATACATTTTTAGCTGGTAATATTATCACTTCAACAACTGGATTTGCAAATGTAGGTGATGGTGGTTTAGTAGTTGGTTCTGGTGGTAGTCCTACCAACCCAGGGGTTGGTAATGTTGTTATTCATGGTAATTTAACTATTTTTGGTGATGCGATTACTGCATCAACTAGTGAGTTATACATTGAGGATAATAGAATTACTTTAAATTACAACCCAACAACTAACACTAATATTAGTTCATTAGGTTCTGGGTTTGAGATTCAAGATGGTGATGGTAATAGTAGTATGCTTACATTTAAAGTAGCGGAACTTAACACTTTTAATAATATTGAATACCCATCAAACATTGGTGCTAGTAATAGAAGTTATTACACTAATTTGAATGATATTATAATTAGACAAGTAACGGACACATCATCCCCAACAGTTGGTAATATAGGTAAAAGAGTGTTGGCTGAGGATGACGTTTTAGATGGTGGTGGTTATTAGTGAATTAAATATAGGATAACCTTTATTTTATACATATAATTAATAATATAAATGAATAACGTAATATACCCTAATATTAGGGTTTTTTAAATCAATACCATATATATGGTTATAATTAACACGATTAATTATTTAGAAGAACATAACTCTAAATAATTATGGGAAAGAGAAATAATATATTTTTATTAAAAAGGTCTAACACACCTAATAAGGTACCCATCGTTGGTGATTTATTATTGGGTGAGTTGGCTTTAAATACCGCTGATGCTATACTTTATACATCGGGCTCAACATCAAACACCATCCGACCAATAGGGTGGGATAGAATAAGTAGAAACGGTGATACGATGAATGGTAATTTAACCGTAAATGGGTCAATTAGTGGGACAACTTATTATGGTGATGGTTCAAATTTAACTGGTGTAAACGCAACAGTATCCTTGATAAGAAAACAATTTGACTACTTGGGGGTACAATCTTTTACGTTAGACACAAACTATTCACAAGTATACTCGATTGAGGTAAATGGTGGTGGTTCATTAAAAACAGACCAATACACTCTTAATGGTACAAATGGGTTTACTATCTTAGATACTTTAGATGTTAATGATTACATTGTGGTGATATATTCCGCAAATGTTTTAGGTGTAGTTCCTTATTATAGTCAAGCTCAAGTAGATGTGTTACTAGCAAACACACTTTTACCAATACCATACAGAAGTATAGTTAACCTTGGTAATGTTACGGGGGCGGTTAGTATTAACTGGAATTTAGGAGTAAAACACAAACTTAATTTAACTGGTAATATTACAATAACTCAATTAAATTTTGCAGGTTACGAGGGTCAAAAAGTACAAGAATTAGAAATTACAAGTTCAAGTCCTACACACACAATTACGTGGACTTCTGTAACACCTTCAGATTTTACGGACGCAATTAGTTTTGCAACTGCCTCAACATTTAATAATGTATCAGTAAGACTGTTACGAGGTACTACATTTCAATCAAATAATATAGTAAGATAATGGGAAGCTTCGGAAATAAAATGGTGGCGTTTAGTGGTAAAAAATTACTACTTGATACTTATGGGGGTGCAAGACTTGCCTACTCATTACGTAGTTTAAAAGGGACAACGGGGTCAGTTGTGCGAGTCCGTAGAAGTAGCGATAATGTAGAACAAGATTTTAATGAAAAAGAAATCACCAATGGCACTTTACTATCTTTTGTTGGAGGTGGTAATGGTTTTGTTACAATATGGTACGACCAAAGTGGAAATGGTAAAAATGGTACACAAACACTAATAGATAGACAACCAAGAATTGTTAATAATGGTGTTTTGGTTCAAGATAATGGTCAACCTGCATTATCATTTGATGGTGTTAACGACCATTTTGTAACTGACGAATCTTTTACACCCAACGGATATAGTTTTGTTGTTTATAATTGTGCTGTAGACACTTTTTTAATAGTATTAGGTTGTAGTGCTGCACCCTTTAGATATTTAATTAGAAGCCCTAATGGTGGTGGTGGACATATTTACCAATATTATGCAAATACATTAACATTGAGAAACAGTAATGGTACTTCTTTAATTAATACTCAATACATTACTTATATTGAAAAAGACCACACATCAAATACAAATTTAATTAGAAGTAATAATGATAATTCAATTGTCACTAATGTAACAGCACCAAATGGTGGCGTTGGTAATATTAGAATTGGTATTGAAGGTCCATCCTCAGTTAGTTTTAATGGTACGATGCAGGAAATTGTTATTTTTGGAGCGAGACAGAATTTAACATTAGACGCTATAATGAATAATCTTAATAATAAATACAACGCATTTTAAATGAAGGCAATACAAATTAATAACGAGTGGCAAATATTTCAAACTTTACCAACTTCTTGGAATAATAAGATGCCTTATAACGCAATAGAGGAGGGTTTTAAGGACGTTGTAAATCCAAGTGTAACCAACTTACAAAAATTAGGCTCGATGGTTTTTGACACTGAAAATGACGTTCTAACCTATACCATAATTGATAAAACAGAAGAAGAAATTTATAGTGAAACTTTGGCAAATGCTTCAACAGTTACAGCCATTCAATTCTTAACACAATTAGAATTAATCGGAATAACGCAAGACGCTATTTTGCAAATAATTGAAACATTAGAAGCTCCGAATAATACAATTGCTAAAATTAGCTTTTTAAGGGCCACATCATTTGATAGAGATAATCCACTTATGTATTTAGTTGGGTTAGCTTTTGGTAAGTCTGAGTTAGAATTGGATGGTATATTTATAAATGCAAAAAACTTAATGATATAATATAAAGTACATAATAGAATTTACAAATATAGTAACACCAGTTAATCCGAAACACAGTTTTTACGGATATTAATAAAAACATAAATAAAAATGGAAAGTAGACATAAAATACAAAAAGGTCAATTAGAATTAAGTTCTAAACAAAATACATTAATAGCAGGTAATGGTATATCTATTATTAATAATACAATTAGTACAAGTGGTGGTGGTAACGCAACAGTTGATAATTTCTATTACCAAATTTCAAATTCAGTTGATACTAGACCAGTGTTTTCAGATGCAAACGTAACTATTAATTGGGATGAAACAGGTAACGATATTGAATTCGTAATGAAAGTGGACCCTGTTGGGTCTGGTGATATGCGAAGTATAGCTTATGTAGTTGGTGGGTCATCACGGTCATCACGGTCATCACAATCTACCTCAATTACTACACTTAACTTCATATACAAAATATTTGATTTTGGTGTGGCTGCTGGTGATAGAATGGAAGCATTTGTTTCCGCTGAGAATGACGTAAATTACCCTGCTTATCATATTACTGTTTATAATACGGGGGAATCGTATTTAAACACTATTTGGATTCAAAGAATCAAAATAAATTAAAATATTAAAACGGTGGTGAGTTATAATACATTACATATATTTAAAACAAAAAAAAAAAGATGTTAGGTAGTAAAAGTGATTTTTTTCATTCAGATGAGGATATTTTAATTAAGACAAGGAATTTCATGATTTATTTTTTAAAAATGCATAAGACAAAAAAGGGTGTGATTAATTTATATCTTGAGGCTTACGAATATTTTATTTTAAATCCAAATGAGTTTGATGGTGCTACGTTATCGAAAGATATTAAGGTAATACCTAATTTAGACATATGGGCCATGTTACATGACTATTTATATATTAAATATAATATAGCGGTTAATTGGAAATTAAAGTATTATGGTGACGTTATATACGCTTTAGAGATGGAGAGACTTGGAATTTCATATGGTACTACTTGGGGTAGGTTCATTTTATTAGTGTTAAGTCAAATAATTTTCACACCATATCAATTATTAAAAGGTAAGAGAATGGATAGTGAGCAAAAAAGTGGGTTTATGAATATAATTAAAAAATTTAAAAATTAGAAAGAATGATAGTAATTAGAACAACTGAAAAAATTAATTGGGGAGGTCGTAATCCATTTATAAATAACGTTATTGAAATAGAGATGAGTGAAATCCTTAGGGATTCATCTTCAATAACATTTAACATCACTGATAGGGTGATTATCGACACACCTGTGGATAGTTTGATACCAAGTAGGGGTAGTTTAGTCATTAATAATAAAAGAGTCATTATAACTGTTAGTGAGTACAACAACTTATTTCAATTAGCGGATGATTATATTAAAATTAATAACCCAGATTTAAGCATTTTTAATAGAGAAGCTTTAAGACCATCAATCGCACTTTTATTGTATTTCCAAAACGATAAAATTATGGATGAATCAAATAATGAGTTTTGTTTATATGGTACCACACCTAATCAGTGGGAAGTTAAATAATAAGGTTTGTTATAATTATCATAATTTAAAAATCTTATATTATCTCACATTTTAAAGATTAACGGACATTATAAGATACTTTACTAAATAAATCTATATTTATAATTAAATAACTAAATATAATACAAGTAAAAAAAATTAAGTAAATAGATGGCACAAAATAGAGTATTCGTAAGTCCAGGTGTATACACATCCGAAAAAGATTTAACATTTGTAACTCGTCAAGTTGGGGTAACAACACTTGGTTTAGTTGGTGAAACCACTAAAGGTCCAGCTTTCCAACCAATATTTTTATCAGATTATGGTGAATTCACGTCATTTTTTGGTGCTTTGGACGCTAGGAAAGTAAAGGAAACTGGTAATGCACAATATGAATTACCTTATGTTGCTAAATCTTTTTTATCTAAATCAAACCAATTATATGTTACCAGAGTGTTAGGTTTTTCTGGTTATAACGCTGGTAAATCATGGGGTATAACATTGGACGCTTCATTAGACCCAAGTACTATTGTTTTGGGTGCAAGTGATGTTCCATTTACATTGGGTTTCACTGGTTCATTTAGTGCTAACACAATATCATTAATTTCTAGTGATTCTAACGTTCAAAACATTATTGATTCTGGTTTAATTAATACATCATTAGTTACCTTATTAGGTTCTAATGTTGGTGATGAATTAGAAATATCACAAACTTTCTTAAAGGGGGTTGGTAATATTTTTAATGGTTCAGAATTCTCATTAGGAGTAACAGCAGTTGGTATTGTTGGTGATGATGTAAGTGGTACAACATCTGGTTTAACAACAAATTACTCAGCAACTGGTTATGCTGATGTGGAGAATAAGGTTGTTGCTTTATTGAGAAGTAGAGCTAGATATAATGGTGATGAAGAATTAAAATTTGAAATTACAAATCAAAGTGATTTATTGATAAATACTTCGATTACCCAAGCTGAAAATAACCCTTTGGGTAATTTAGTGTTAAGTGGTACATCCATTTTAAATGGTTTTACATCTAAGGGAGATTTCAATTATGAAATTTCATTTGATAAGACAAAAAGAAATTACATTACAAGGGTATTAAGTAAGGAAGTTAAAGATGGTAATACACCTATTTTTGTTGAGGAGATATTTGAAAACATGTTTAGTGATTTAGTTAACGCTGATAAAGTTAAAGGTATTAAATTAGCTTTAGTTGATTATGAAACTGATTTTGTTAATTATAAAACGGAGTTCTCACCAGCTATAACACCTTATATTTTATCTGAAGTTAGAGGTAATAAGATATTTAAATTATTTAGATTTATAACAATTTCAGATGGTAATACAGCTAATCAAGAGATTAAAATATCTATTAGTAATATTAAGCCAGACGATAAAGAATTTGATGTATTAATTAGAAGCTTTTTCGACACTGACGCAAATCCAATTATATTAGAGAGATTCTCAAAATGTACTATGGACCCTAATAGACCTAATTTTATAGCTAGGAAAATTGGTACGACTGATGGTTATTACCAATCAAGGTCTAAATTCTTATTGGTTGAAATGAATGAGGATGATGATATTAGAGATACATTCCCAGCTGGTTTTGATGGTGTTTTAACTAGAGATTATGGTACTGCATTAGCTCCAAATATAGAGTATAAAAAAGCTTATACAAACGTTGAGAATAAACGTAAGGCCTTTTTAGGATTATCTAACATTGTTGGGATTGACCAAGATTTTTTAAACTATAAAGGTGTTGATTCTAATGGCGTTGCTTTTCCTAATAAAACTAGCGCATTCCATTTAGACTCAAACGCTGTAAACGTTTTAGCTATTGATAATGAAGCGACAACATTTGAGGTTGGTGAGGCACCTTTTCAAAATGAGGCTGGTCTTGGTGGTACTGTTTATGAAAAACTATATACTCGTAAATTTACATTTGCACCATATGGTGGTTTTGATGGATGGGATATTTATAGAACAAGAAGAACTAACTTAGATTTATTCTCTAAAAACGCATCTGGTAAAGCTTTAAAAGGTATAAACCAAGGTAATTTTATTTTGAAAAGTTTAAGTAGTGGTGAGATTGGAAATACTTCTGATTATTACGCATACTTAGAAGCTATTAGAACATTTGCTAACCCTGAATCTACGAATATTAATATATTTGCAACACCAGGTATTGACATATCCGACAATCGTAATTTAATTGAAGAAACAATTGAAATGATTGAAAGAGAAAGAGCTGATTCATTGTACATTGTAACAACACCTGATTTTGAAGGTATGACAGCTGATGAAGCGGTTGACTTAATAGAAGATAGTGGTATTGATAGTAATTACTCTGCAACATATTGGCCATGGGTACAAGTAAATGACTCTGAGAATAACGTTCTTATTTATTTACCACCAACTATTGATGTTGTTAAAAATATAGCTATAACTGATAATATTTCATTCCCTTGGTTTGCAGTTGCTGGAATTCAGAGAGGTGATATGGATGTTGTTAAGGCTAGAAAAAAATTAACTTTAGGTGAAAGAGACGTTCTTTATGAAGGTAGAATTAACCCAATCGCAACATTCTCTTCTGAAGGTGTTAAAATATGGGGTAATAAAACACTTCAAGTTAAAGATACAGCGTTAAACAGAATTAATGTTAGAAGACTTTTATTACAAGCTAG